GACAAGGAAAACGTTAATCCTCTTTCCAATGATCAAAACTCTCATTGCGAGTGGTGTCGCCGTTTCAGCAGCTGCGCTGGCATCTCCTGCTCTCGCAGACGTCTATGTGAACCCTGAGTTCAACGGTGGCGCTTATGGCAAAGATTGGCTCGGTGGAACGCTGAACCTTGATGTTGGCTTTGAAGGCGGTTCTGGCGCCTACAGCTATTACATCCAAGGTGGTCCCGCAATCGTCATGCCTGACGGTGAAGACCAAGAGTTTGAACTGGCTGGCAAGCTTGGTGGCTCTGTCGCTGTTAGTTCCAATGCTTCCGTATATGCGGAACTTAGCGGCATGACTGGCGATGAGCTTTCGGTTGGCACAAAGCTGGGCATGAAGTATTCATTCTGAGCTATAACAAGCGCAGGTTTCTCACACAGACCGACATCAGGCTCCCGCAAGGGGGCCTTTTGTTTTACCTGGAGCCATCATGCAAAAGCTTTTCAACGTGATGTCCGTCGCATCCTTTGTGATGTCAGCGGGCATGGTTGCTGGATCGGTGATGCTTTACACGCGCATCCCATCACTGACTAAGCGTTACGTCAGTGAGCTGAAGCTTGAGCTGACCCAGATGATCACTGAAATGGTGCCTGGTCAGATTGATGAGGTCATGCCAGAACTTCCGACGCAGACTGGCCCAGCAATGCCAATCAAGTCACCATTTTAGTGTTGGCGGTTGGATCGTCGTCATGAGCTTCAGGCCCGAAGCCTTCAGCTTTGATTTTTGCCATATCAAGTTCTGGCGCGGGTGCCTCAGCTTTCTGCTCAAACGACGCAAGCCATTCGCGTAAAGCGTCACCAGTTGGTGTGCCCTTTGGCCATTTGACCCACTTGAGAATTGCTTTTGGATCGGTAAATGGTCTGGCAGATTTGCCGCACAATACGGTGTAAACAACAGGCGGCCCTTCACGTCTGCGGTTACGTTCAATCCAGAGCTGACCTGCTGTAAACCGTTCTGACTTCATGCCGGAGATTCCTGAGATCGGGGTAAATGCAATCGGCGTTCCAATGATCTCTATTGGTCAGCCGATACCACCACCTGTTTTACCAGCAGCACCACCAGTTACGTCAGCACGCTTTCCAGTTATTGATATGCCTGGCTGTGTTCGCGCCAGGATTAGTCAGGGCAGAGGCGTCGAAACGTTTGAAGATGATCCGCGAGGGATAGTCACCTTGTGTGATGGAGCGGCACCAGTCTTTGAAGCACTGGACTATAGACCGCGTGACTTTACGTGGGTTAGTCCACCTGAAGCGCCAATAAAAAGGCCGGAGGTGGCTGCCCCGGCCCAGTCCCCTCTTGACGTGCAACCGGCCTTGGCTACCGGCAACTCAAAGATGCCACCAGATCCACCATGTCCACCATTCGGTGCGAAAGAAATCGGATCGTTTAACAAATTAGGTACAAAAGTTCTTGCGGGTTATGAGCTGAAGGATGGCAAGTGCGTGAAAATCTGGGATCCAGTGCCTGTTAGTCAGGTGGTTAATAACTATGTGCCTGATGCTGGTCCGACTGTATCTATTGCGTTGACAGCTGCTTTCGCCACAACTGTGGCGATTTTTGCCAAACCAATCGCGTCAGTGCTGCAGAAACTGGCGAAGCCTTTGACGAAGAAGGTGGTGAAGAAGATCAATCAGAAGCTTGGCCGTAAGGAGAAACTGGAATCCTTGCAGCAGCGGCGGGTGATTCAGCGTCACCGGAATCAAGCCATTCGCGATCTGAGGCGCGCTCTGGGTAAATGATCTGGTGCGTGTGGTCTTCTACGGGTTTGGGCTTGAGAACCACATCAGCACAGATGGCATAGAACGGCGAGGTCTTGGCAAAGCCGTAGCCTTCGCGTTTGGCTTCAGCGCAAGCCTTGAGACGCCCCATCTCGTAGTTAAGGCGCTTGTCGGCTAAGGCTTGTTCGTAAAGGGCGACTTGTTTGCGTTGAGCGTCTTTGCACAGGTTGATCGGGCCCCAGTCCAGCGGGACTGAAAACGTTGCAGTGATGCCGAAGTTATTACTGAAGTTCTGGCGGTAGCCTGTCCGCATCGGCTTGTAGTACAGGATGTTGCCAGGGTTATCGGGGATTCCGTCTGGCCCGTTTAGCCCTGTTTCTGGGTCGATTAGGCCAAAGTTGTCACTGTTGTCGTAGACGGGCTCTTGATAATACTGATTGTTTGGCTTGCCAAAAGAATGCGTCGAAGACACAAAGGGGGAGATGTTTAGCGTGGCTCCATCGCATTGAATGCCGCTGCCTACTGAATACTTCATGTACTGCCCAGGCGTAATTTGCACAGCCTGGTTGACAACTGAACCACTGCTGTTGGACACAGGCGATGCAGTTGCACTGACTTGTGCTGCTGCTGGAGCGGTATAGATCAAGCTGAGCAGCAGAGCAGATGCTGTCGCTCTCATTGGCTGAATGTGCTGGTGGAGTCGGTAACGCTTTCAATTACCGTTTCACGGTCAATCATCACTTTCTCAATCAATCCAGGGCCGCTGTAGGTTTCTGCGAATTGGAACGCAGCGCCGGGTGTAGTTTGCACCCAAGTCGAGCGACTTGAAAGGTTCAGTGACTTGGTGCCTGCTGATGGGCTAACGCCGCCGCCGGATGGTTCAACACCGGTCCCGCTAACGGAGTATTCAAAGCCTGTGCGGTAGGACTCAGACCGGATGCTTTCTTTGACGACTGTTTTTGTCTCTGTGTGAGACGTAACGACTCCTTGAGAGAAATTTGGCACCACGGGGACCGATTTTGCTTCTGGGGCGGCGAGAGCAATAACGCAAAGGACGCCCCACGCGATATAAAGACCCGTCCAGATCATCTAACGGTCAGCTCACTGATGACTTGACCGATTGCACTTGTGTTGGCTCCGCCTGGGCTGATTGTGATGGTTCCAGCTGTGGTCACAGATCCACTAAGGCCCGTATTGGTGCCAGCAGCTGTGCTGGTTACGTCACCAAAAGCGGGAACAGCGCCAACAGTCGGAGCTGACGTTGGAACGGTATCGCCTTGCGTGTAGCTAGTCGCAAAGCTAAATGAGTTGCCGGCGGTTTTTTGCGTTGCGTCTGGAATCGTGATTGCGTTTACGCCGTTAGTGGCTGCACCAAGTCCACCAAGAGCGTCAGCAGTGGTGTTGCCACCTGCTGTGACTGACGTATCGACTCCATTTCCGCTAATGCTGTAGCTGTTTCCAACCCGAATCGCACGGCTTGAAGCAGCGCCAACATCGAGTTGCACTGAACTACTGATTCGGTGGGTTAAATCAGCCTTGGCAGGCAAAGCAGCTGCCAATGTGATTCCCAATACCAAAAGTGAGCGGTTCATTTGATGCCAGCTTTGGTGTCTTTGTTGTCAACGATAGTCGGTTTCTTATTTCCACTTCCATTGTTCTTCCTCTCAATCCCAAACGAAGCCATCGCTCCAGTCAGTAGTGACGCCACGAACGTATTGTCCATTTTCATCTGAGGGAAGATTCCCAGATACGAAGCGGTCAGCAGGGCAGCGCTCCAAGCCAAGACCAAAGCCTTGACGATGTCTGCCATTGAGACGCCTTCCTTTTCGTGCTGATCCTCAGGATTGGTGGCCATAGCGAGATAGAGCTACCGTTACAGCGTAACGAGGTCAAGCAAATGCTTCTAATCCTCAAGCCGATTTTGATGACCGCCTGGAAATCACGGGCGTTCAAAGAGTTGATCGTGGCGATGCTGGAGAAGATCGTTAGCCGCACAGATAACGATTTGGATGACCTTGCAGTCAAGCATCTCAAGGACTTGCTGTTGCCTGACACAAGAGTTGAAAAGTAGGTGGCGACTGGCATCATCCAACTGACCCTGTTGCTTACGGCCATGGCCTTTGCTTTGCTGCCGTTCTTCCAATTTTTCCGTGGTACGCCCCACCAGCTGGCTGCAATTAAGGAACTTGAGGAGTCGGTGCCAGAGGGCCTACTGGAGGAAGACGCAGACTGGTTCCAATCTTGGAAGGAAAGCGGCTATGACCAGCAAATATATATGCCCTACTTCACACAGCTCGACAACAAGACCGGCACTGGTTACAGGGAATGCTTCTCCTCGGCCAGCGCCATGGTGGCGGCGTATTACAAGAGAGTTACGACAGATGATGAGTACAACGAGATCCGCGCCAAGTTCGGAGACACCACCTCAGTAGAGGCGCACTTGGCGGCGCTGCAGAGTCTTGGGCTGCAGGCTGAGTTCCGCAAAGACGGTACCGCTGACATGGTCGAGCTGGAGATTGAAAACGGCAGGCCAGTCCTCGTAGCTTGGCTCCATGCTGGAAATATGCTCTTGGGTGAGCCACCAATGTGCAACGGCTTGGGCTGTGGTCATTGGAGCGTGATCAGCGGCTACGCAGGCAAGAACAGCAGTGATCCAGAGTGGATCATGCAAGACCCGAGGGGCTACCCCGAAATGGAAAAGGGGGGCCACTCAAACCCTCATAAAGGTCGCAACGTTCGCGTCAGGCAGGCTGCCTTTTATCAACGGTGGCAGGCGGAAGGCCCTGGGACGGGATGGGTGATTCTCGTCAATGAGTGAGCTTTATTCGGTCTGGGCGTTTCTCACTGCGTTCTGGACCACTGTTGTCGTGCAGTGTGCCAAGCCTGTCAACTGGGATCAGTGTTCACAGGTGAATGATTGGCTTGTTCCGTGGGCACGAGACGTCATGGACATGCATAAAAACGGTGCTTACCATTCGGAAAGAAAGATACTGAAACAATCCGATGGGCTGGGCAACTTGGATGCAGGTCAAGCCCACTCACGAGGAACTCTTTGAGATTGAACGAAGCGTTAGAAACGTCCAGAACTGCACCGACGAAGAGCAACTAAAAATGATCTGCGCTTCGCTCGTGCGTCAAAACTTTCATCAATCAAAGCTGCTGAGCCAGGCCGTAGGTCGAATCGGTGAGCTAGACGCCAAACTCGCTTGCTGGGACTAAGAACCCTTGCCCAAAATCTTGGTGCGGTAGTACCTCACGCACGATTCGTAGAACCACCTGGCCTTCCAGTCATGCTTGAAGTAACGGACGGTCCCGCCGTGGCTGACTTCCCAAACCAGCAAGCCGTCTTGCTGCACCTGTTTGATGGTTGGTTTTGTCATAGATCTGTGCAGGCAGGCCGTCATAGATTTGGCCTGCCCGATTTTTAGCTCAGAAGCTCATAGATCCCGCTTCTTGCTTTGGCGGCAATGTGAAGTCGGACACGTTCAGCTCCAGGCTCTTGCCCTCGCTGCCGTCTTTTTTCTCATAGATCCGCACTTTGGCTGAGCCAGCGACAGTGATGCGGTCGCCCTTGTGCAGGTAGTTCATCACGGTGTCGGCACGCTTGCCCCATACAGAACAGTCGATCCAGGTGGTCTCGTCTTTGCCGGTGCGTGCGGCGATGCTGAAGCTGGCAACTTGAGTGCTGCCAACTTCCTTGAGTTCAGGGTCACGGCCGAGGTTGCCGTGGGCGGTCATGTTGAGCATTACTTTCCGTTGAAGAACTTGGAGATGATGGTGCTGAGCGCCATGTTGATCACGCCGTGATGGCGTTGTTCTGCGTAATGGCGCAGCTGTTCGGCTAGCTGAGAGTCCAGCCGAACTTGGAAGTGATTAGAGCGGCGCTTGTCGTCCGCCACCGCTTGCTTGGTCTTTTCATCAGCCATTGCGCTTGAAGTAATCGTTGATCCAGGTTTGATGTTTGACGGAGGTGATGGCCTCGGAGACTCTGCCGTTAGGAGGCAGAGGGAACTCAGCGGTAAACGCTTCCATAAAAGCCTGCAGTTTTGCCGGCTCCATGTCTTCGAGGTTTGCGATCAGCAGCTTTCTGTCTTCAGGGTTGATCAGTTGATCTTTTGCCTTGACGCCAGGAACGGCAGGCGTCGGCTCAGGCGTCATAGATCTTGCCTTCTCAGGCTTTTTCATAGATCTTGCAGGCTTGGGCTCCTCCTCCCGATGCGGGTTCTCGACCTCTTCGCGTGCCCACAACTGCCATGCCAAGCCGAATGCGGCGGCGGAAGCGGTGCAGAGGCAGCGCCGATGTGAGTCCGTCAGATCGCGGGCGCTGATCTTGTCAAAAGCAACCGCGTTGTTTCGGTTGTCCATGATGGCCTGCGGGAAATGCGGCGTTGTCTTGCCTTCGCTGCTGATGAAGTAGCCGACGACGTAACCGCTGCCGTTTGGTGCCTTCCAAACGTGACCGCCGCCAGGAGCGCTAGCTAAGGCGAACTGCCAGCCTGGGGCATGTTCGTGAAGCAGGTGCATTGTGCGGCACCAGTTCACATAATCAGCCTTGTAACTGCCAGACCCTTTTTGGCTTACGTCGTCTGTCGTGATGACATCGCCGAGGTTAGGAAATGGCGGTGATGGTGATGATGGCGCAGGGGGATTCGTGATTTCCAGAGACATAACGTCGTTGAGAAGTGAGGTGAACTATCTGGGCGTCATCGTCATAGACAACGCCTGTCAAAGCATCCTCTACAGCACGCACAAGTTTCGACAAGTCACCAATCCTCCCAGTGCAATGTTGGGGGGCTGATGGCTTGAGTTCGCCGTTGGTTCTGTAGTGAGCTTTGGGCCGGTTGAATACAAAGATTGCATCCATCCAGATTGCCTCCCCCATCATGGCATGCCAGCCCTCAGGAAGCAACTCCATGGCTAAATGTCTTACGTCTTGGCGCCATGGCTTGCATCGTTTTGATGACTCAACCATGACGCCCTTTCCGACGTGCCGCTTACTTCCTTGCGGCGCAGGTTTGCCGGGAACTGTGAACTGAAAACTACTGAGGCAGTTGTGAGTAGGCGCGGTCAATGGCCGAGTTCAGCAACGCTTTAGCGAGCTTAGATGCAGAAAGTTTATTCTGTTCATACTCGATAAACTCGCCGCCGACTGAGACGTTTGTCATGTTGCCAGCCGTGGCTTCTGAAAGTGCTTTCAGTTTTTCGGCGCGGGACTGGTCTAATTCGAGGTTGATGGCCTTCATAGATCAGGAATAATTTTGGAATGAAGCGCGTTCAGGTTAGGACATTTGCCCAAAATTGCCACGGCGCTTCTGTTCGCGCAGCTTGAAGAAGCCTCGTAGATCTGGGTACTGATCCATCAGATCACGCGCCGCGAACGCGGTGTAGTTGTTGTTGATCTTGAGGCCCAAGTCGCCTGTGCTGGTCCTTGTCTCCCAACGCAAGATATGAAAAAGGCCATCCATCGAATAGCGAGAATGGCCGGCGGTTTTCAATTCACGGGCAAGGCCGGCCAGCTGCAGTAACAGGCCGGGGTGCTTGGCTTTGCATTTTTGCCACTCCAGGGCCAGCTTGTCGCTGACCGTAGAGCTAGAGAACAGGGGCAGATCAGAGGTGTCCATGGGTAAGGCTCAGTTGCTGATGGATTGCGTATTTTTCGATATATCCAGGCGGTGCGCTTAAAACGCCGATGACCATGAAGGCGCGTCGTTGCGTGGCAAGATTGCCGATGATCATATATGGGTTGTTGTAGTCATAGATCTGTGCAAACGGGTCTACTTCGTTTTTTCTGAGGGCTTCATAGACGTCCCATGCAAGAAGCTGCTTGGCAAATGGTTTTACTTCGCCTTCGCACCGCCTTTTACCTCTGACCATCACCTTGTAGGTAGGAAACCAAATCCCAAGACCTGCCATGTATTCAGACCTTTCGATCTGCTTTTGATCTTTTTCAACATTTGGGTTAAAGTGCTTGATGTCAAAATCCAGCGTTTTCTTCTCAGGAATCAACAGGCCAACACTGAGTCTGTCGCTGTTCAGCTCTGACTCATATTTGTAATTTGACAAAATGCTTGCATGTATAGACCTCTTGGCAGCAGCATCTAAGGAGGCGCCTCGGCGGCGCAGTGTTTCAGCGTTCCAGGTTTCGTCTCTTGTGTCGTTTTGCAGCCCCTCTTTAGTCCCTTGAAAATCAAATACAGACCAACGCTTCAAGACCGGCGATTTGCCTCTTGTGTAGGGAACGCATAGACGTAAAAATTTCTGCTCTGCGGGCTGATATGCAATCGTGCAGATGTGCGTTCCCTTTTGGCGCCCGCTGATAATCCTTGCCTGTGAGATGCAAACGCAATCCTTAAAACTGGACATTCTGCTGTTCAATCATCGCGGTTAGGTACATGCCATGGCAGCGGGCCGGGTAGCACCAGCAGCCCAAAACCTTGCCTCGTAGCTCGTTCAGACGGTTGTGAAGGCTGAACTTCCTAGGGAAGAAGATCTCATACGATTCACAGACCGTGTCTCGGTCGCCGTCAGGCCCCATCTCAAAGGGGTTGCCCCAGTCGCTGGTGCGATCAATGCGAACGAAGCGATCGGTCTTCCTGGCCCATGTGAGCAGCGCCCGGTCTGTGTCCTGGTGCATGTTGGCCACAACGGTGCCGCCAGCTTCAACAATGGCCTTGCGCTTCAGCTCGTCTTCTGTCCATTCGTATTCAGGCCGAACCTGCTCAACCGCACGAGTGACGATGGCCTCAGTGAGCTTGCCTTGGTTTTCTTCTTTGGCAATGTCCTGAGCCTTCGTAAAAGCGGCTGCCAAAGTTTCGTCGTCGTTTTTGACCGAGACAAGTGGACGAAGATGAGCTTCAGGCATGTCGCCAATCTGAAAGTTACGCCCAGATGGGCGTAACTCCTTCAAGCTTGCTTCGACCTGCGCGGCAGCCAGTTGCTTTTGGATCGTCCGAGCATGCAGCTCAGGAAACTCCTCCATGCAGCAAGCCGCAAAACTGCGATAGCCAAGCGCCTTCCAGCCCTTGCGCCGGTCTAGGTCATAGATCCTGGCGCGGACCGTGTTGATTCCTTTTTTGATGTCGTCAACGGCTTCACGAGCCTCGCGCTCGTTCATGTCAACGGTTGCGGTGATGTCGATGGTTGTCATTTGACAGCCTCAGGAGTGGATTCGGTCTGTTCAGCGGTTGCCTCAGCTTCCGCCTTTTGCTTGTCGAAGGCTTCGCGGGCTTGATCGCGGGCGAACTCAAGCAATGTGCAGTGCTCGCGTGCCTCAATCTTTTTGACCTTGGCTTCGGAGCGCTTCTCGACGACCATCGCGCAAGCGGCAACGGCTGCCTCTTCGATGTCGTCGCCGGCTTGGCCGTACTGGGAAAACCAAATCTCGCTGTTGTCAGTAGTCAGGTCTTCGAGTGCCTTGTCTTGCTCTTCGCTGATGTCTTCGTGTTTCCACTGCTGCTGACGCACAACGTCAACGGCCATCATCAAGCGGGTCACGCGGCGCAGGGCATGGGTGACTTCAATCTCGGCTTGCTTGGCCTCTTTCCACATCTCTTGGTGGCGTTTGAGAGTGGATTGATAGGCGTCGTCTTGATCGAGGTAAGCGTTGAAGGCTTGGAAATCGGACATGGTTTTGTGGGGCGAGGTGTTCCGCCTCTCAGCGGTATGCCAAAGGTAGAGCACCCATGGCATACATGTCAACCCTTCCGTTTCGGCTTTGCCTTTTTTCTCTGTGCCTTCGGCTTCCTTGGCCCCCGTTTCTTCAGTGCTGCCAGCGTTTCTAAGTAGCCGGGGGGCTCAGGCACGCCCCCCTTCTTCAAGATCTCAAACCAGTTCATGCGGCCTGCAGGCGTTCAAGCATTCGCGCCTTGACCCCAAACTCAGCCTTTGGCCTGCCGGTGCCGCGCTCCGTTGGCTTGTAACACCATTCATCATCTGGGACGCTGACTTCTGCTGTGGCCCAGACGTGGTCGCAGGTCTTGCACTGCCTGCGGCGGCTGATGGCTTCTTGGCTTGTATGCCGTGACTCCAGAACGCAAATCCAAGACGTTCCGCACTTTGGGCATTTCATAGATCGATCACCAGGATGGCAACGTGACTGAGTACCGGCCCCAGGCTTCCTCCCAATAAGTCCAGGCGCTCTCCGCATCTGTGTTCAGGATGCGGGTTTCGCCGGGTCCACAGACCACGGTCACCAAGTCGGTCACCAAGAGCGATGGGTGGAGAGACGCCAGCATTGACTGATAGGCAGCCAACTGCGCGTCTGCTGGCTTTCGGGCCGCTAATGCTCTTTTACTTGACACGCTCTTCAGATCGCCAAGTATCACCCGATTGTCTTCACCAGATGTAGGGGAGACCCTGAGCAGAAAGTCAAACGAGCCCGCGCAGTTCTTCTGTTTGTCATAGACCGCGTATTCCGTCGCCAGCACCTCGACGCCTTTGAAAATGGGGTGATCCAGCAGCGGGTCGATCCAGTCCGCCCAGCAATCGTCATAGATCACCCCGTGGCCGTTTTGGAGCTTCATAGATCCCAGATATTGGTCCAGGGCCTTGTGGCAGGCGTTGCCCCTGGCCTCCCACCCGTCGGGGCCGCCCTTGGTCCGCTCGATCGCCTCGCGTTTGCTCGGGGACATGTCGAAGCTGAGAACCTGCGTCACGCTGTGCGGCACCCATAGACCGTCCTTCCTGTATCTGTGCGGGCCAGGGAAGAACTCAAGGCCGGGGACTGGTTCGAGCATCAAGGGGTTGACGTGTTGCGACATCGTGCCACTGTTGTCATACAACGTCCACCCGTTGAATGCCTTCTGTCTCACTACGTCTCACAGATGCTCAGGTCTCATGGCTAGACGCCCAGACCAAGCAATTCAGGAACCGCTCTGATGTCATGCGGGATCTCATCGACTCACAGATGGGAAACCTTGACAGCCCCGGTACGCTGATAAAACCGAGCCTTGAAGGGGAGAAGGTTTTATCTCTAAAGACTCCTATAACTAAAGAGTCTCCTATATCTAATAACACCCTTTCTGGGGGTTCCAAGGGGGAAGAGAAAAAGGACCTCTACGAAAAAAAGACCCTCGGGGATGACCTCATCCCCAACGACCTCCTCGACTGCGACCAACTCCTCCGTGAGTTCTGGTCTGTAAAAAAGGGCGTCCGATCCGAGCGCGTGTTTCATCGCGTGATTAACAAGCTCAGAGAGTGGACCCCCGCCGTTCGCAGATCTGCCCTAGAGGCTGCCGCCAATGCTGGGTGGCCTGACGTCTACGAACCCCGCCAGCTCGGCGGCCGCCAACAACAGCAGGCCACCGACTGGGACGCCCTCGAAAAATCACTCCCGAAGTTCTGATGCAGCTAAAGACCTACCAGCTGGGACTTCGCGCAGCCGCGAACGTCACCCCCTACGCCAAACGGATCAGCGACGAAGAGATCGCATTTCTCTACATGTCCACCCCGTCGAAGATCAAGGACGCCGTGTCGGATGAGGCATGGGTCTACGCGGTGAGCCAATACCGAATGGACCCGAACCCGTCTAAGGAGATGCCCCTTGATCAGCAGCTGCTTTCCTACGTGTTCCGCCAGCGTGACGGCCGCCCCGC